AGTGCCTGTGCCATTTGCTTCTGAGCGTGGTGTGTTTCCTTGCAAGGCATCTACTCCAGCATTAACACTTGTGCCATCGTTACTTCCTATTAAGTCTTTACAGATAAAATTAGAACCGTTAAAAAAGCTATTGCTTCCCAAAGTCCACCAAGCTACAGGTGCTGGTGTGAAACTACTTAAATCTTGAGGCATACCATTTGAATACAGCTTCATAACCTCTGTAGATGTAAGAGCTTCGTTAAACACAGATACATTGCTGACATTACCATCTACGCCTACAGTACCACCATAACCATTTGTTGAAATAATAAAGTCAGCAGTTGAAGAATCAAGAGTAGTTTCTGTGACACTTGTATTTCCAACTTGAATGCCATCAATGTACATTCTTACATAATCACCTGATTTAAAAACACAAACTAAATTATGCCAATTACCATCTACTATGCTTTGACCTCCTGCATTTACACTTCTCATATTGCTTCCTCCAAGCCAAAAAAGAGCATATGGCCCTGAAGATGAACTATTAGTATTAATTTGAAAACTTCTACTTGTTCCATCGTCTTTAACAAGTAATTTATAATTAGCTCCAGTATTAGAACTTTTAACCCAACAAGACAAAGTAATACTGCCTGTAATATTTAATGCGCTTGGATTACCACAATTTATATGGTCATCTGAAGTTGAATCAAAATTAAAACTGTAACTATCATAAGGTTGGTTTCTCGTTAGATCAGTTAAAACTAAATTAGCTGAAGTCATACCTGA